CTTTGCTAAAGTCGCGTCATTTCGATGACGCTGCACCACAGCAATGTTTGGATATGCGCTTATTGTACGATTCTTGGCGACTTGGGCCTGGATCCAGTAATGGAATCTCAGGTACTCATTTCGCCGACAAGATAGTACAAGATTGGACGTGTACTCGTAGAGCACTTCCCTTCGTGCGCCAGTTGCGCAGGCTAGTCCCCCGCTTAAGACTCTATGATGAGTTAAACGGCTCCGGGATTACCGTAATCGAAGGTAGTCGTGTGATAACTGTGCCAAAAAATGAGGACACAGATAGAACTATAGCGATTGAACCGATTGGAAATATGGCTCTGCAGCTTGCTGCTGGAGTCTATATAGAATCAGCTCTTAGTCATCTTGGCTTACATCTTGCTACTCAGCAATTTGTAAATCGAGAACTCACTAAAGTTGGTTCTTCGTGTGGTAAGTACGCTACGCTGGATTTAAAATCAGCTAGTGACTTAATTACACCCGATCTCATTAGATTGTTATGGCCTCCTGAATGGTTTGAGCTCCTTAGCGTGCTAAGAAGTTCGAATTGTCAACTTGAGGGTTCCAATGATTGGACGGTATTGTTCATGATGTCTACAATGGGGAACGGTTTTACGTTTCCCATGATGACTATGACTCTTTTAGCACTTGTTTACGCAGCTTTACGCTCCGTCGATAAGTCCTGTAAGAGAAACAAAATTCCGTCCGGCGTCGGCGTGTTTGGTGATGACATTATTTGTCCCACTTTACACGTTGAAGTCGTATTGGAAGTTCTTGGTGGTGCTGGCTTGTCAGTTAATTTTGACAAGTCGCATTATAAGAAGGATGATCTCTTTCGCGAAAGTTGCGGACTCGATATGTATAACGGGTACGACGTTACCCCGTTCTACGTGAAGAGTCTCGCTAACAACGCGGAGATTTACGTTGCAATTAACCAGCTGCTAGCTTGGAGTGCCCGTCATGATTTTAAACCATGGCGATCATTCGGAGTTTTGCTTGCTGGTCTTGAACGACCTCCTTTTCCTCGTGCCTATCGACGAAGATTACACCAGTGGTATTCTTTGCCGAATAGGCCCTTCACATTATAAAAAG